AAACGGTTGACACGGACACAGGCGCTGATTGCCCTTGGCCCACTGTGAACGATACGTCACAGACGGGCGCGATCCTGGCCGAAAATGCGACGATCACAGGCCAGGACATTACGTTCAGCAGCGTCACCCTGAAGGCGTATATGTATACGTCAAAGCTGATCGCCGTCAGCTTGCAGTTGATGCAGGACGCCGCCTTCGGCGTTGACAATCTCGTCGCGGATATCGCAGGCCAGCGCCTTGGCCGAATCCTGAACACACATTTCACTACAGGCCTGGGTTCAGGTTCGTCACAGCCTAACGGCATCGTGACGGCGGCAGCGTCAGGCAAGACGGGCACAACGGGACAAACCACGAGCGTCATCTATGACGATTTGATCGACCTGATCTACAGCGTTGATCGTGCCTATCGTCAGGGCGCTCAGTTCATGATGAATGACGCTTCCGTGAAAGTCGTTCGCAAGCTGAAGGATGGCCAGAGCCGCCCGATCTGGCTGGATGGCAACCTGAATACCTACGGCGCGACGACTGGCGAACCGGCCATGTTGTTGGGCTATCCCGTCGTTGTCAACAATGACGTTGCAACCATGTCGGCCAATGCGAAGAGCATTCTTTTCGGCGCGCTCAATAAATACAAGGTGCGGCGCGTCAAGGGCGTTTCGCTCGTTCGCTTGAATGAGCGTTACATGGACGCTTTGCAGATTGGCTTCTTCGCCTTTGCACGCTTCGATGGCAACCTGATCGACGCGGGCACGAATCCCGTTAAGTATTACGCGAACAGCGCAACATAAGCGCTGGCCGCGTTCGCTCTGTCATGCAGGCGCTGGGCTTTACCTGGCGCCTGCATAGGGTAACAGCTGCGCACTTCACTTCAGCGAAAAGGGAGAAACAGAAATCATGGCCAAGAAAGATGACAGCAATCAAGAGTCGCAGAATCCGCCTGCAACGCCGAAAGAGAAGAATCCTGACGATCTGGTGAAGTTCAAAAACGGGACCAGCTGGTCAGGGGACCATGAATTTGTTCCTGATGAAGAAGGCAAAATGATTCTCAAGGCGGCGGCATTCTCGCACGCGCCAGGCGATATCATTTCCATCAAGCGGTATATCGCTGAAGCGCGTCAGCAAGCAGGCTTGGGCGAAATCGTCGAGGGATAAAGGCGCGGCGTCATGATTCTTTCCGTTTCAGAATGCAAGGCCTTCAGGAATATTCCTAACGATGTGACGGAGCATGACAGCGAATTAGAACGCTTAATTGCCGTTGTGCAGACCTGGCTCGAAAATGAATGCGGAAGAAAATTTGATGACAGCGGCGTGACGCCTTTGGCGGAATATTACAGCGGCGATGAATGGCGCTCACAGCTAGTTGTCGCCAGGCCGCCTATCATCGGGATCACAGACATTCAGGTTGACAACAATCGCAACTGGGACCAGCCGACTGTTCCTGCGGCGAATTTCGCCGTCTATGACGCTGACGCAGGAATCATCAAGCTGATTAATTACCGTTTCCCGCTCGGCGTCATGAATATCCGCGTTCAGTATCGCGGCGGATTCAGTAACTCGACGATGCCTGCCGATCTGAAGCAGGCAGCCATCGAAATGGTCTGGGCCAATCGTATGAAGGGCGAAAACAATTTGATTGGCGTGCGTTCGCGCGGCTTGGCCGATGGCAGCGTGCAGTATGTCAATCTCGATTGGCCCATGAACCTACAGCCAATCATTGACAAGTATTGCATTAAGCGAAAGCTGCAAGGCGCGGGCGGTCAAGCCGAAGGCGGCGGCAGGCTCTATGAGCAATTCCGTTAAGATCGTCTGGGATAAAAGTCAGCTGACCGACTACATTGAAGCTGGCGATTTAACCATGCGGCGGGTCTATACGATCCTTCGCAAGGCCGCCAATGCGGGCAGAACCTCTGCGCGTCAGCTGATCGCTTCGCAATTCAAACGGCGAACCGGACGGCTGCATCAGCAATCGCGCGCCATTCAAACCAACGTGACGGCGAAGCCTGAAAAAATTCAAGCCGTTGTCGGGCCGATTCCCAACTTGATGAACATTTTTGAGAAAGGCGCGGACATTCCAGCCCGCACCATGCATCTGAAGAAAGCGAAGGCGTTCATCTTTGGGCCGATCCGTGAAGGCTTCGCCAGGGGCACGTTGGTTGCTGGCCATTTTCATTTACGCGCGCGGCCAGTCATGAATCCGTCATTACGCGTCATGGAAGATGCCGCACTCGCTGAAATTGACGCAGCGCTCGATCAGCCTGGTGGACGATGAGCATTCGAACCGATTTGCGCGACAAGCTAGTAACGGCGCTTGGCAGCATCAAAACGGATGGCACGGCGCCAGCGCCGCAGCTTGAAAAGGCCTGGGTGGAGTTCGATCAATGCAAGGGCTATCCAACAATTTGCGTCGTCGTGACGGACGAAGCCTTCCCAGAAAAGTTCATGAATTCCATCAAAACGATGTTGACGGCCAAGGTTATCGGTTATGCCAAGGATGACAAGGATTGCCGCGCGGCCTTGGATGATTTGGTTGAAAAAACCGTGCAGGCGCTGGCTATCAATCAATCCGATCTGCGTCAAGGCATGCTCGAAATGAACTGGGAAAGCCTGATAGCCGATGAAGGAACGAAAGTAGCGCAGCCGTTCGCGCAGTTCGTTTTAACGCTGCAATTCACCACCACGCGCAAGTTTGCGTTTGCTGGCTAACTACAAGGAGGGGAAATTATGTCTTCAGCACTTTCAGGATACGGAACGCTGCTCAAGCGCGGGGACGGCGGAGCGCCCGAAGTCTTTACAACCGTCGCTGAGGTTCGTTCCATGACGGGTCCTAGCATGGAAGTCGGGGAAACGGAAGTGACAACCCACAGCAGCGCGGCAGCGGGCAGCTTTCGGGAATATATCGCCACGCTGATTGACGCGGGACAGATTGAATTCGAAATCAATTATGTGCCCAGCTTCCCGCAGCATTCTGGAATTCGTAACGATTTGCTGGCGCGCACCTTGCGCAATTGGAAGATCGTTCTTCCTGGCAATATCGAAACAGTTTCCTTTACGGCGTTTGTCAAGGCGGCGCCGTATGAGTTTCCGACTGACGATGCGATCAAGCAGAAAATCACGCTGCGCATAACCGGCGCGCCTGTTTGGTCGTAAAAGGCATTTCTGGATCCAGGCAATTCACTTTGAAAGAGTAAAGGGGGGACGTTATGGCCAGAGTTACTCGCAACATTGTCAACGCAGTCAGTTATCCGACGCTTCAGCCTGCGGCGGATTCGCTCGACATTGCTTTCACGGCTGCCGACACAGTGAATTTCGAACAAACGCCGATGACGGCGCCTTTCATTCTCTTCTTCTGGAACAGCGGCGGCGTTTCCGCCACGGTCACCATCAACAGCGTGGCCGACACGAAGCGGAGAACCGGCGACATAACCACATACAGCCTGGCCGCTGGCGATATCTCAGCGGTTGCCTTCCCCAGCACAGAAGGCTGGAAGCAGGCCGATGGAAACCTGTACTACCAGGCCAGTTCGAACATCATCAAGTTTGCAGCGGTCGGAGCGCCGCAGCTGTAAGAGCCTCTGAAGTGAGCCGCCTTGGAATCAGCCAGGGCGGCTAGTTGCCCGCGTAACAGATTGTGCCTGTGCCATCACTCATGACGGGAGGAAAAAGATGAACGCAGAAGCCCCTATCAGCCTTTCCAAAAAAGCCATTCTCGAAGCGCAGGACAGCGTAAAGGAAGCCGTTGACATGCGGCCATACGGCTGGCCTGGCCATGTCTACGTCATCAGCTTGACGGGCGCAGGCCGTGACGCCTGGGAATCTTCGCTGCTGACATTTACCGGCAAGAAATCCAAGCCTGATTTAGCGAACGCGCGCGCGAAATTGTTGACGCGCTGCCTTTGCGATCAAAACGGACAGCTGCTGTTCGAGGAACACGAAGTGGAAGCGCTCGGCAGGAAATCGGCCAAGGCGCTTGACTATCTCTATGATGTTGCTCGACGCCTCTCAGGCATCGGGGAAGAAGAAGTCAAAGAGTTAGTAAAAAACTCCGAGAGCGCCCAGACAGAATCTTCCAGTTGCGCCTAGCGCTGGCGCTCGGATTTCCGTCTAGGCGCGCCTTATTGGCGGCGGTCACTTCGGCGGATATAGCAGAATGGCAGGCTTTCGAAATCATCGAACCCTTCGGAGAGCGTGCGGCGTTCCATCGAACTGGAATTGTTGCGGCCATGCTCTACAACGTCAATCGTGGCAAGAATACCAAGCCAGCACAGCCCAAAGATTTCATGCCAGGGCGGCAGGCCTGGGAAGAACCAGAAGAAGATGAAACGTCACTAGTGGATCGAATCCGTGGCGCTTTTCGTAGCATAGCGGGACGCTGATGGGTGCATTAACGCTCAAACTTGTTGCGGATGCCAGCAGCTTAACGAGCGGCCTTGCGTCTGCGCAAAAATCCGTTGATCGCTTCATGGAAGCTAGCTCGACGGCTGGCGCCGAATTAGGCGGCGGCCTGAACCGCGCGCTGGAATCCTTTCAAAGCTTGGCGAAGGGCGGCGCGGCGACGGCTGGCGTGTTGGCGGGCGCTGCCATTGCCGCAGGCATTGGCCTGACTGCCATGGCCGTCAGTGCGTCGAATCAGGCTGAAGAAATCGAACAGCTGAGCGCGAAGCTAGGCCTTGGAGCGGAAAAGCTGCAAGAGTACGACGTACTGCTGAATCGGGTCGGCCTTGGCGGCGACGACCTATCCCGCATGTTCAAAACACTGTCAACGAATCTGGAACAGGCGCAGCAGGGAACGGGAACCGCTGGGGATAGATTCAGGCAGCTAGGGATAGACATAACAAAAGTCACGAGT